ACGGCTTTACACAGGTGATTGCTGCACTCTGAGGTATTCCAAGCATGTTCGCAAAATTCTTGTTTGTGTCCACCGCTTCTTGACGCATTTCTTCTAGCCAACGCTTGCTGTCTACGTTCTTTGAAAGCACATGATGATCCATGATACCAGTCAAGGATACGCCCAACAAGCGTTCTTCTTCTGTGTTGTCCTTCCATACTTTCCTCAAGTATTTGAAATCTGTAAGAGTTGATTGCAAAGTGCCCAAGATAGTTGCAATACGGACCTTTCTTTTCAAGCTGTCCAACGTGTCGGTTTCACGAACCACAACCTCTGACAAGTTACAGAACTGATAACCACGCAGGATGATTTCTGAACATGGGTTTGTACCCCACATATGACCTGTCTCACGTCGCCCGTTACGAGCAACCTGCTTGTCTGCTGCCTCACGGTTGAACATACCACGTTCACCGGACTTGCTATCATATAGTGCAAGCCACTCACGCATGAACGTACCCATCTCTGGCTTTGATTTGTAAGCTACAGAGTTATTAGCCAACGCACGTTGTGGTTCTGTCTCCCACCACTGCCCTGACTTGGCGTGTGCCATCTGGTCATCATTTAGATTAGATAAACTAATCAAAGCAGAACGACGTACACCACCAACAACTACAACCTCACCAATCTTACACATAATATCGTGACACTCAATCGGAAACAAACGTCTGCCACTTGCTTTCTTAAATACCTTGACAGTAAAATCAAACAGGTCAAGCAATGGTTGTGGTCCACTTGCACGACCACCCATAATTTTTAATTTTGCACCAGCCTCACGCACTTCAGACACATCCCATGTTGGAACTTGTCCCGCATATAGTAAAGCAATCAATTCACGTAAAGCTTTTGCCCATCCCGGCTTACTATCTGCTACCCGAATAACGGTGCTAGAACTGTCAAAATTGTCAGAAACCACAGGAAGTCTATCAACATTTTCTCTCTCCACACTAAAACCAACACCTGTGCCGCACATAAGAATGTACATGCACTCATCAAACGCACGAGGGCTATCGACAGGTATGTAACTACAGTTGTAACCACAAATATTATCACGGGACAAAGCTGGACCTGCTGTCATCATAGCTCTCATACTTGGCATCACATCTAAGCTAAGTATTCCATCACGCAGTTCATTTACCGTTTTATCATCCAGCTTTATGTTATGCTTCATCAACACTTGATCCTGCATGAAACCAATGTATCGGTCCACAGTTTCATCCCAGTTCTCTCTGCGTTGTTCATCATCAATCCACCGTGCATATCGTGACTTATGAATGAATTGTTGATATGGTGTTGGTAACATGTTGTTCATGTTTTATCTCCCTTTGTTTCAATTAGTTTGTTGAGGTACCACTGCGCTTTTTTAAGATCTTCGATACCGTTTTTATATCTGTAACGCCAGATGTATTTGATGATGTTTCCTTGTAAGTAGTATTCAAATCCATTGTCTGTCGCCGCCGCGATTGCTTCAATGCATTCGACACCTGCCTGATTGTAGTGTGCCGGACTATTGACGACATCTAAATTACCATACGCTTCTTTGCCAGCACGTTCCTGCTCCTCTTCCCTCAGTCTGCGCACCATGTATTGTTCATACCTGCTCATTGTTTCTTTCCAAAGTCTACTCTAATAACATTGTCTTGAACAAGTTGAACGACATTTTCATCCTCTATATCTTCTTCTTCAATAATCTCTTCACCCGTCATACGAAACTGTATGGTAGCCAAACCATTGTCATGCACATCATCTGTGTGATTTCTTATAAGATCTATGGCTCCTTCATGTATCACCATAGCAGGACTGTAATCCTCATCCTTTTCATACTTTTTACCCGTTGTATCATAAGCAGATAAAGTAAACTCGTTGTCTCCAGAAGGACGCAATATTATATAATACCTGTCAGGAAGTAGAGATATTAATTCCATAGACTTTTCTATACTACTATCATCACTCATTTCTTGTACCAATCTGTTGGGATAGAACCTTCAGCCCACTGAAAGCCATGTCGTTCACACCAAGAAGCATATGTTGTCTTGCTGCCTTTGTAAATTCTATTTTGTGCTCGTACAAAAACAAACCGTATATCTAACTTAGGGTGTTGTTTCTTTATAAGCACCATCTTTACCCTGTCATCTTTAGTCAGATGGCCTTTTGCTTCAACGTATATGTCGCTTTCAGTCAGGTAAAAGTCAGGTGTATAATTACGTGGTTGTGGTATGTATTGAAACTTTATTGTTTCGTACTCAAACGGCACACCATTATCCGTGAGAGTACGAGCCAAATTCAATTCAAACTGTGATCTGTACCCTGCCTTTTTCAAAACACAACCCCTATTGAACTTAATCTTTTTGCTGCGTAGCTTGCCAGTTTCGGGGACAGTCTTTCTATACTCGTAAGTTCTTTTGTCAATGGGCGTATCGGAACGCATACAATAGCTCCTGACTGTGCTGTTCTGCTTATGATCTGTAACTCTGATTCTATCCTTCTAATATCACGGGACTCTGTATCCACGTTTAAACTGCCGGAGTCTGTATAATTATTAACTAAGGTAAGAGGTAGCCCCTTTTCGCTTTGACGAAGAAGGACTACTCTTCTCTCCCCACCATGATTCAAGTTGGATTCAATAAAGACTTGATACATATCTTTATTCATGTCCATCAACTCAAGATCATATTCTCTTGTAAACAGATAAGGCATCAGATTGATTTCTTTTTTAAAACAGAATACCACACTTGTGGTGGATTTTTTGCTCGTGATGTAACACGATTATGTAGTACGGCGTTAGGCCAGCAATGATATCTGTAACCACACAGGTTGCATTCACGAGGCAGGAGTTTGTTTCCTGTGTCTATAATTACACCATCCCGCCTGTAAGTTTCAGCTTCCGGTTTATACGGCTTGAAAGGTTTTACTTCAGGGTTAGACAGAAAACGAACTCGTTTCTTTGCATCCTCAAGATACTCTGCCTTGTCATCCTCAGACCAGTCAGGAACCTCAACCATAGCTACCTGACCATCAGACTTGTTGACAACAATCCACCCACCAAAAGGTAAACCAACCGATTCGGCATACAGGAATCCTTGCATGACATAACCAAAGGGATCATCTTCCTTCAGTTTGTCATAGCCACCCATACCTGTAAACTTGTATTTGTATGCCCAGTCACTTGCAGACTTGACATCCCAGACTTTCTCCTGCCCAAGCTCATCACGTATAATAACGTCAAGTGTCCCTTTCACAAGCACACCATCTATCGTGAGATCTACAGCTTTTTGAAAATCAACTATATCGACCCCGGCCTCTCGCATGACAAGCATAAGGGCAGCTTCTGTAAGATCACCAAAGAAGAATCTGAACAAAGCATTGTAGTCCATCTCCTCTTTGATGCCGTGTTTTTCTAGCACCTGTTGACAAAGAGGACGACCCAGTCCTGACATACGTATACGAAAATCACCACGTTCCCGTGAGAGTTGCTTACGTGCAGACTCTTCACAATCAGTGGCAAACTGTGAAAGGTTAGGCAGGGAGACTTTTACATCCCCCTGCCCTGCCCTCAAAAGGTATTCTTGTATTTTAAGCAGCGTTAGCATCGTTGAAGTCTGCTGCTAGATCAATGTCGTCATCGTCAGCGATAAGCTTTACAGCTTCACGATACTGGTTCATTACAGATTCATTATGCCCTTTGACAGTGTCAGAAAACATAATCATCAAATCTTTATCTTCTTGCGTTATTGGAACATCACCAACTAATTTTGGCACAGGAGTCCAAAATGTCACGCTACCATTTTTGTGACGGTGTGTGGTAAGTGAGATGTCACAAACTTGCATAAGCTTCCTTTGTTTTGCCAAGCTGGCAATAAAGTCACCCACTGGCTTATAACCAGATCTCTTAAAGTAAGCAATCATTGGCTGATCCTGTACTTTTACTTCAGTCCCATCTGCTGTCCTAAAGTCACCTGATATCTTTCCATAGATAACTTGATTACATACGACTGCACGAGATCTAAGATAAGCAGGATCATCTTTTGGTAGCGCCTCTTCTTCTTCTTTTGTCAACCTACCAGCCTTGTTAACACCATCAGTTGATGGAAACATACCAGATAGTGTTGGATTCTGCACGGATTTGGAAGCAAAGGTTCCAGTCTCCTGATCCCACAAGCTATATTCAAACGTGCGCAATATAAATCTTACGTTAACTTGTTCAGCATAAATAAACCTACCATCAAGGTACATCTTCCACGCACCACGGGGCAGGGTCTGACCATCTTCAGTTTCTGCATCGTAGTTAATATTGAGACGGGGTAAACCAACTTGACGGTTTGAGTTACCACCCTGTCCACTTACTTCCATAAAAGTTTCCAAATCGTCATTGTTAAATGCATTAACAATCGCGTCCATATCGTTCATGTTCATAACGTCTGTCCCTATCATGTCCTTCTCCTTATTTAGGGTTACAGTATAGATTCTATAGATCTACTTCTTCTAAGTCAAGCCAATTTTTACCTATTTTTAATTCAATTCCGACAGGCATGTCATACTCAACACCATACCTGTTCATGGTTTGTGCAGGTAAGTTTTGCATACAGTGAGCTAACAGATTGATACAGCCATCTTTTTCATCTGGATGCACATCCAAAACAATCGAGTCATGCACAGTGTTGCAGATTACAGATTTCATTTTTCTACAGCGCATCATCTTATCAAGCTGTATGAGGGCCATAGGTAACAAGTCTGCTGTAGCAAATCCCTGCACAGGATAGTTGCAAATCGCAGTCCTATTAGTTGCCGTGCCCCATTCAGTCCAACGCGCAGAAGGGAAAGCGTATTGTCTACCACTTGGTAAAGTTATCTCCTTTTTACTGACAGCCTCTTTTTGCAGTTCCTTGTGCCACTCAGTAACACCCTCATACTTCTCCTTAAAGGCTCTGTAATAGCGTTGCTGATCATCTGTGCCCGTGACACCACCATACAACGGCTTGAACGTGTGTGCCTTCGCTTCTTGTCTTGTGCATCCGATAACACTGGCAGTATAGCTGTGAACATCTGTACCATCCTCTACATCTTTGTATGCCTGACTGTCCTTTGCAAGAAAGCCAGCCACCCTGAACTCTAGTTGCGAGTAATCCCCTTCAAGTATAAGCCCATCCGGGAAACGGCTCTCGACCACCTTCCGTATAGCGAAGGTATTTCCACGTGGCATATTCTGAAAGTTAGGATTGCGAGACGAAAGACGACCCGTCGCCGTAATACACTGCATAAATTCTGGATGTATAAAATTTTTGTCGTCAACATTGTTCTTCATGCCCTCTACAAACGTATTGAGATATGTGCGTAACGCACTGTACCGTGTGTAAGCTGTAACAAACTCAAGGGCATCACCAGACAATTCTGCACGTCGGTTTTCTAGTGTTGTTCTGTCTGTCTTGAATCCAGCCGCCGCCGTGTCCATTGGATCACGAGGCAAGAGTTTGAATCCAGCAACTTCACGAGTTGGCATGTATATGACACCAGCACCACCACACGGCTTACAGACACGCAGTATCTTACTTGGCTGACCATTCTTGTTTACAGGTCTTACCTTGCCGAAACCAACGCACCCTGCACACTGTGACCCACGTGTCTTGTACACAACCTCAGTCATGTTCTTTACGGCAGACTTGAACTCCCCACGCTTCATGCGAGTTCGCATCTTTGGCTTCATAGTGTTGCCACGCATCTCGTGACCCAAGTTAAATACACCAGACCACGCCTTCTTGTCTTTCACACGGCGAGAGTAAAGCAACACACTTCTGTCATCTGGACTCGACAGATTCACAGGAGTGTCACCCATAGCATGACGGGCAAGCTCATCAAGACGAATCTCTAGCTCATCCATCTCACGCTGATACTCTTCGCGTATCTGCTCTAGTGTATCTAGGTTTATCTTCA